ATCCTGGGCGCGCTGATCGATGACATGGAGTTCAAGCTGCAACCGATCCGGCTGCCTGGAGACCAGGCCGCCGACGACTCGCCGCTGTACCTCATGCTCGTCACCAATCGCCAGTGGCAGTCCATTCTCACCAACACGACCGCACAAACGCTGCAATGGCGCACCTTCCTGCAAAACGCATGGAACCGCGCGAGCTCGTTTGAGGGTGGCAAGCGCCATCCGCTGTTCACGGGCGATGCCGGAGTCTGGCACAACATCCTGGTGCGCAAGATGGATCGCGCCATCCGGTTCAGTCCCGGCGAGACGGTGCAGTACTGCACATCAGCCGGGCAGGCGACAGCAGCCGAGACGGGCGTCGCGGTCAACAGCATGGCCTCTGGGTATCACGTAGACCGCGCGCTTTTGCTGGGTGCGCAGGCCCTGGCACACGTCTACGGGCGCAACCAGGGCTCGGACACCTATGCAAACTGGATGGAGCGTCGCTACAACTTCGAGCGCAACCTGGAGGTGGCGGGCGAAGTGATGGGTGGCAAAGCCAAGCTGCGCTTCTCGGTGCCTGATAGCCATGGCGACAAGATCCCGACGGACCACGGGGTGATTGCCATCGACACCACGGTCAACACGAATCTCACCTGATAGGTGCTGGGCCGCACAGGCCCACCACCTTTTCAGTCCAATTCAAGGAGTTATTCCATGGCTAATATTTACGCCCCAGACTACAACCAAAAGCACCTGCACATGTCCGCACACGGCAACGCATGGGCCGAGGACTATTCAATCACTGCCCAGCCCACCAAGAACGATGTCATGTTCCTGGGCATCATTCCCGCAGGTGTTCGAGTGCAGACGGTCATCCTGAAAAATGGTGCTGCAGGCCCATCGGCAACGGTCGATTTGGGCTTTCTGCCCCTCGATGGTGACACACCTACCGCCGACGGTGATTACTGGATTGCGGCGGGCGACGTTGAGAACGCCGGCAGCATCCAGTCCGTAGCCCCGGCCATCACGTTTGACCGACCCGTCAAACTGGTGATGAAGGCGACTGGCGCCAACTGGGCCGCCAAGTCGCATGAGGTGGTTGTGTCCGGCATGGTGGTAGGCGCACCGTAACGGCAGGTGGCCAAGTCGGGGCCGGGCATGGTGCCTGGCCCCTTTCTTTTCCAAGGACATCGAGATGGATGGAGATCAACTGACCTCGCTGGGCGGGGTGCCGATCGAGTACGTCGGCAAGAAGCCCAATAAGGTCGACAACATCGCAAACACCGGCCTGACCTGGGCGCCTGGCCAGATTCACATCGTGCCGCCTCTGGTGGCGCTCAAGCTGCTCGTGCCCGCCTACGCGGACATCTGGCGTGAGGCCGACCTGCAGGCTATGGAAGAGGACCCATCGCGGGTGGGGATCGTCGTCGAGACCGAACACCTCGGGATGGGCAAGCATGATGAAACCGGTCAGGAAGAGCCTGAGCAGATCCCGCAGACCTTCGATCTGCCCAACCTGCACGGCATGACGAAGTCGGACCTGCAGACGTTTTCGGCCTCACAGTTCAACTACCAGCTGGCTTCAGCCATGAAAAAGGAAGACATGATCAACCAGATCGTGACGCTGGCCAACAGCCGGGCCGCTGGCTCAGCGGTGTAAGGAGTGCGCTGAAATGGCTGACATTCGAGAGTTTGAGCGGTTTGTCGTCCCCTACATCGCCGGGGCGCCCATCCCAGCCGTTCACGACGAGATCATGGGTGCAGCCATAGAGTTTTGTCGGCGCACGCGGATCTATGTTCAGTGGGTGGACATCAATCTGGTGGACAGTCAGGGCGAGTACGAAATTGAGCCAGAGGATCCAAATACGCAGGTGACTGAAACACTGAGCGCGTGGACAGCTGCAGGCAAGCTACATCCTGCCACCCGTCCAGAGATGGACGTTTGGTATCCGACTGGATGGGATTCCATCACAGCCGGGGATATAAACGCCATCCGACGTTACCACTGTCCGCAGCCGGATAAGATCCTCGTCGTGCCCAAGCCAACATTTAACGCGACCGGTGGCCTGCGGCTTGAAATTGCGTTGGCACCACTGCCTGCATCAACCGCTGTGCCGGAGATTTTGCTCAACAGGTACTGGCAGGTAGTGCGCAATGGGGCTTTGGGGCGCCTGCATCAGCATCCAGAGAAGTACGCCGATCCCAATCGGGCAATCGGATACCTGGAGCTGTTCAATAGCGAGGTCAATCGCCTGGCCGATGAGTCCATCCATGGCTATAACCGCAACGTGTTGCGCGTGCAGATCGAGGACTGATCATGCAGGCCAAAGATGTGATCGAGCGCGCGCGGATCATTCTTCAGGACGCTGGGGCTGACTATTGGGAGCAATCCGAGCTGCCCAAATGGTTGACCGATGGGCGCATGCAGGCCTATGACCTGCGCCCCGTCCTGTACGAGAGCACAGATACGGTGTCGCTGGTTGGTGGCGCGGTGCAAGAGGTCCCAGGCGGATCGCGATATCTGTTTGAAGTCATAAAAAATGTCTCACATTTTCGGCAGCGGCGCATCACGCTCGTAGAGGATGAAACGCTTTCACGCCACAGGCCTATGTGGCGCAGTTCGACCCCGGCCCAAGAGATATTGCATTACCTGTACAACACGAATCGGCCCGGTCAATTTGAGGTCTATCCGCCCGCGCGTGACGGCGTGACGGTGGAGGTCAGTTACGCGAAGATCCCCGTGGAAATTGCCACCTACAACAGCGAGACAGAGCTGAAAGAAGAGGGTACGTACGCCCAGGCGCTTGTCGATTACGTCTTGTACCGAGCCTTCCTGAAGGAAGCAGATACCGTCCCAGCGTTCCATGAACGGGCTGCGCAGCATTATCTGGCGTTTCAGAGTGCGCTGACCGGAACCGTTTCTGTTGCAAACCCAAATCGAGAGTAATACTCAGGAGTTGTTATGTCCAAGTCTGACGCATTTGAGAATGACCTGCTCAAGCTGATTTTCAACGCTACCCCTATAGCCAATCTAGCGGACAATGCTGCCTCCAGTCCGCTCACCAATCTGTACCTGTCATTGCATACCGGTGATCCCGGCGAAGCAGGGACACAGTCTACGAATGAAGTTTCATACACAGGCTACGCCCGTGTCGCTGTCATACGTACCTCAGCTGGCTGGACGGTTTCTGGCAACGCGGTGAGCCCGACTGCCCCGATCGAGTTTGGGGAAATGACAGATGGATCACCGGGCACTGCCACCCATGCAGCCGTTGGTGTGTTGAGCACAGGGGCTGGCAAGATTCTGTATAGCGGGGCGCTCACCCCGTCCATTGCCTACGCGGTCGGCGTGGTGCCCCGGCTGCGTGAGACTTCGACGATCACAGAAGACTAGGCATTATCAAGCCGTGGTCTGACATGCTGAGGGGAACCTGATGCTGGCCCAGGTCGAATACGCGCTTGGTGAGATCGCGGCCTTCGAGTTTGCGAAAGAGGCGCGCTCGTACCCGATACTCGCTGACCTGTCTGCCGTCGGATCTGCTTCATTTGACGGTGTTGGCCAGGCCATGGCTTCTGCCGGGCAGCTGTCGATTATCTGTGCTGCTGCGTTGCAGTGGCATGCTGCCCCCATTGCGTTCGGCGGTCTTTCTGTCACTGGCCTATCGAGTGCCGATTGGGCTGCCGCTGCGCTTGTGCATGGTGTCCTCGGTGCTGCTGGAGCGTCCAGTTGGTCCCTGTCGTCGTACAAGATTCTGCTGGCGGCTATGGCTGCCCATGGCGCTGCCGCCACCTCATTTGAATATTATTTCAACGAGTCCAGGTTCCTCATTCACGGCGCATCGGGCATCTCGGCTTTGTCCGCTGCGGTTGTCAACGCTGGCTTGACCGCGGATGGGCAGGCTGATTTTTCGGCTCAAGCACAACCGCATGTCGTCGCAGCACTTCAGGTCGACGGTAGGCCCAGTGTTGCGCTTTATGGCGCCTCGACAGTCAATGCGAGGCTTGCTGCTGCAGGCCACGTGAGCCAGAACTGGGCCGGCGTATCCGTAGTAAATAGTATCGCGTACTCGGTGGGCGCGAGCTATTCATACCTGGCGTCGCAGTCATTGGCCAATGCCGATCTGGATGCTGCAGGCCTTGCGGCTATGAGCCCGGAGACAGCGTTCAAACTGATCCAGTATGGCACTCTGCTGTCGGATGGCGAAGCCATTGCCTCAATAGCCACGAAATTCAAACGATATGTACCAGGCGCCTTCGAAATCCCGTCTGTTGGTCTATTCCTGGTCGATGGGGTTTGTGTCAAGCCATTCGCTTTCAATGTGATTGGGCATGGTGTTGCTTCGTGGCTCAAGCACTATACGGTCATGCCGTATCTGCCACCAGCCTTTGCCACTGTAGAGCGGCCTCATGAAGTGCGTTACGTGGAGCGCCCCGAAGAACGGCGCCATGCGGAGAAATTGCAATGATTCTAGCGACCCATGTTAAACAGCCCCAGGAAGTAAAGGACTACGACATCGACTACGCGCCGTGGTTGCTTCCCGTGAACGATACGCTGGATCAAATCGACCTGGACATTACCTGCCTAACCGATTCAGGCGATGACTCACTGATCTGCACGGATTCTTCCATCACCGATACGACATGCAAGCTGTGGCTGTCTGGCGGCACAGATGGTCAGCGCTACAAGATCACCGTCTGGGCGCATACAGTGGGCGGACGTATCGACGAAAGCGAGCTTGTTTTCAAGGTTAAGGACTACTGATATGGCAAAGAAATTTTCAAATGCTGCGCGCGCTGAACTTGCCGCGAGCATTACTGATATTGCCACATCCTTAACCATCACCAGTGGCGGTTCTAGTTTCCCTATTGCTGATACAGGCAACTCAGCCATTTCTGATGCGGCAGATTGGTTCAAACTGGTCATTCAGGACCAGACGGGTATAGAAATCGTATATGTCCGCACGCATACAAGCGGCAGCAATACGTTCAGTGATCTGCTACGTGGCCAGGAAGGCACCACGGCTCGAGCATTTACAGCGCCGTGCATCGTTGGTATGCGTATGACGGCAGCAGATGCTGGAGACTGGGAGGCCGCACGAGAGTGGGGCGATCACGCTCAGGTTGGCTATCTGACCAGTCACCAGGCGATCAAGACGTTGCACAGTAAGACGCTGACGGGTTCGGGGGATGTGACCCTGACCGCGTCGGATGTGGGTGCTGCACC